CGTGAAATGCGCTCTCATCGTTAAGTGCGTTACGGAGTAAGAACTCGACACGATCTGGTTTTGGTGTGATGCCTTCGTAGTGAGGCAACTTCGGCAATTCATCACACACGGCTTTTACGATCACAGGTATATCACTCGCTGTATACCGGCGAATGTGTGTATGTCTTTTATCAATCACAGTCATTCTTTCACCAATAAGGCAAGCAGCTTCATTACTGTGACCATGCCAGTTTCAATCCTCTTCAGACACGCCTTAGCTGAGGCTAAGTCAGTAACGCCATCGGCATTGACCTTGTTACGCACGAACGTTTCGATTTGCTCAGGAGTAGCGGTCTTTAACTGATCGATCCATTCGGCACGGGACGTATCCGCAACGTATGCCTCTTTGCGTATCTGCCCCGCAGTCGGTGCTGGTTCTACATATGCTTCGACTGGACCGAACTCACCGGCAGTTGCCCGTGTGAACAACTCACGTCCATGTGGCTCTGAGTCATTTGCTTGCGCAGAGAACGGAACGAAGTCGTCTAATTCCTCAAAACGTACATTGAGATTGATCGCAGAATTATCGGCTTTGCTATACTTGGGCGTATTCGCTGATAGAATTGTACGCATTAGCTCACCCTTATCCATATATCGGAAACGCCCGCAGGCTGTAAAGTTACAGGGCCAACATTGCGGTATGTTCCTGAAAAGGTACCTTCTGCACCGACTGCATTCGTAAGATCAGCACCCGCAACTGTCGCGCCTGAAGCAACCGTACCACTATAACCACCGCGTAAAGACGCGATTGCGTAACAGCCTACGCCTAACGTGTTGTTCGTGTTGATCGAAACCGTAGAGCCTGCAACTGTAATGCCTGCGCCTGCGACGGGCGCTCCTACTGTGTCAGGCGGTACACGCCATACACCGTCACCGGCCATAAAGTGTGCAGAGCTAGCGTTGAGCTTGAGCAGATAACCATGATTAGACGTATCTGAGTTGCCTGTCGCTATATCCGTGAACGCAACATCGCTATCCTTGACAGTATCCCAATTGCCCTGACCGTCCATGAATTGCGTCGCGACGTTGCTCAGCTTCTTAAGAAAGCCATGCGCGGCAGTACTCGCATTGCCATTCGTTATGTCCGTGAATGAAATCTCACTCTCCGGTATATTCGTGATACCAAGCGTAGCTCGCCAAGCGCCAGCGGTCGAGTCGTCTAGCAAGGTTCTACTAAAGGCACTCAGGCCTGTTTCTGCCCATGTATCTGCCGCAGTCGCATACAAGATCGCATCGCCTGCGGTAGCCCTGAGAAAGCCTTTGACCTGTCCAGCAACAGACCAATTCCACTTGACTTGTCCTGCCGCTGCACCATCAGTCACAACACGCTCGGCACTCAAACCAGCATCAGCAGTCTTGACTAGGTAATCCACTGTGTCAGGCGCGCTTGTCGTGATCGCGACCCAACCGCCTGCAATTGTGTAAATCTTGAGAACGTCAGTGACCGAGTTGAAGTACATCGCACCATCAACAAGCGCGTTACCGTCATTGTCCAATGTCGGATCAGCGGCCTGCACTCCGAGGTAAATTATCAGGAACTCTTCAATGCCTTCGACTGAATTTTCAATACTTGCGATAAGTGAGCCTAAGTCAATAAGCACGGTCCAGTAACCCGCAGCGAGGTCATCCGCGAACACACCTGATGTGTGAGTCACAAGGCAGCAATAGAAGCCGCTCGCATTGGTCACATAGTCCGTATTCACATATGCAGTGGCAGTTGTCCATGCGCCTCTGTTCTCAGGAGCTACCGAGGACGAACCCCAGTAGGTCGGGTTTGCTGTGCGATCATCTGCGAATGTACCACCCACCGCGCTAGTATGGCTAATCAAGCAAATCCAGAACGTGCCGCTAACTGTATCAACCGCTGTAATGCCAGCCGTGAACGCAGTCGCATTAGTCCAGCCGACTGAGCCTCCTGATAGCAAGCCCTGGAAAATCGTTTCATCAATACGCTGGAAACAACTCAATAGGTTCGATTGCCAAGGCTTCGTGTTGAAGTCAGGTACAGGGAACTTAAACCGAGTGGTGAATTGTGTCATCGCCGGAACTTCCCTTTTGAGAACAAGTAGCTCTGGCTCGCAATGAGCAACGGTTTTCTCACACTACCAATGTACCGAAACTTGATCTGCTTGAACTTGCATGGGATCGAATACAAACGCGGATCGTTCGATGGCCTGCCACCACCCATAGGGCCTGCATCCGCTCCATAACCGGGTGCGTCATTGCCGATCAGGTCCAGTGTAACTGCTGGATCGTAAATCTCAACACCGTCTTCGTCCTTGTACAGATTGTCCACGTACACCCGAAGCTGAAACTCCGCAGTGCCCTTTGATCCAACCGTGCCGAACCTGAGTTGTTTCACATTCATCGGATCGCGGCCATCAACCCACGGCATTTCAATATCGAAATCGATGCCTCTACCTTCGTACAATTCCCAGTATGTAGGCCGTGCTTCACGATCAGCTTCAAACGAACCAAACGCGGCGCTGGTATGTGCAATTAGGCATTCATACGGCAGTTCATCCACCGGATCGATGATCAACGCCCCTGCCACATATGCAGTATTATTCGCCCATGTTCCATCACGATCCAATATCTTGTCTGCGGCATAATCTTCCCCGACATGGATCGCATTACCTTTTTGGTATATACGAGTACCAGTACCAAAGAAGACACGGCCAAGGAACGTAGGAGCGGCACAAGTCCACTGTTGATCTTCATAGTATGACCATCCACGGTAGCGTAGTTCTTCACTAAATGAATACGTGAATGCGAAGCCATCAGGCATGTACATAGTGGCCGTGTGCTCAGCACCATCATAGATTGAAAATGCATTGATCTGCTGCTGTTCATCCGTTAACAAACTTACCCGCCGCCGGTAAATGTTCTCGATATGCTCGTTAAGATGCTTACTGTCATAAAGGCCAGAAAAGAGATTACGCTTAGCAGAACTAGTGCCAAATAGCCCGTTAAAAACAAGGTCGTGAGACAGCTTAGATATACAACGGTGACCAAGAAGACCAAACTGCGGAAGAGTATCGGGAAACTTGGGCTTATGATTGCCATCAGCATCGAACTCTCCTAGTGTTATCACAAGCGATTGTGATTGAAAGAACACAATGAGGTTCGTTCTGAAACCAGCAATGCCACGAATACCAATCGCGCCTTCAGGAGCATACGCACCTACGTCGATGTTAATCGCATCATTTGGTGCGGCATCGCCAGGGAATGTGCCTGCCGTACCTGTGTGACTCACATAGATTTCAGTGGGCGCACCTGTGATACCTGCGACGCAGTGGTAGTTACTGACCGTGCAACCGTACTTGCCAATTGGCGTGTTAATGTTCGAACCTGAGCCAAGGTCTTGCAAATACGTGACTGCGAAGGTGTTGCTAATAATGATCGGCTTATCCACGCCGTTGTGTATGATCAACTGATCACGAAATGGTACGAAGTCTACCTGAGTAACGCCGTTTGTCCAACCGGACGGCGCTCCTGGGAGCAAGGTTGCAATAGCCGAGGACCAAATCAAAGTCTTGGTCGCTATTGGATGATCCACGGACACGATCTGTCCGGTAGACATAACACAAATTAAACGACCGTTGAAGTACTCCATGTCTATGATAGTGCCTGTAGCCGTGCCTGCTACGTCTGCGTACCATTGAGAACCGAACCGGACACGAGACGCGCCAGAGGCCGTTCTGACTACATTCTTTGCCGTGACCAGAAAGCGCGGGTCCATGCTAATGTCGTCATGGACTGTGTTCCAACCACCGCCGAAGCCACGGAACGTGACGGCCTGTAGCTTATTCTTCTTAGGCAGCTTGATCTGCTTCAGAAGGGTTGTACTCATGGAACTTGCGTCCAATCATTCATCGGTGCTGCGCCAGAGCCAAGGCTCGATAGATGCCCTGCGAGCGAAGCTAGAATGTCCTTGTACCGGCCTTCGAACAAAGCCTTGCATGTATCTGCCGCGCCTACGTTTAAGTCTTCGAACGCCAATGTGAAAAAGGCAGTGGCGAACACAAGCATGTCCTCGTCTAGGTGAACTTCGTCTGCGGGCGTAAGTGGGTCCATGCTCGGATACACCCGCGCACGTACGTTCACAAAGCCTGTGGCCGTGATTGGGTAGAACTGCAATTTCTTCGTGGCGTAATTCGCGTTTGTTGCAGCAAGACCAGTCCAAAATGACGGCCTTGTACCAACCCCTAACGAATACGGGTTCAGGCTACTCGGTAGGATACTGATCGGCTTCTCTTCACCGTCGCGGACTACACGGAGTATATCCGTGAAGTCCTTAACGTTACTCAAATTCGTAGCCCCAGTAAATTGCCCAGTGGTGCCGTCTAGTTCGTGACGGCTCCACTGGGTATACTGAGGCCATGCGATCTTGATAAAGACCATGTTGAACGCCGAAACCGCGTCGTTCAACATACGGTCTTCAGCATGCACTTGCACGCCAGGACCGGCTACTTCACCGATTACGCCCTGTGCTCGCTCAATGATACGTGCAAGTGTCGCCATGTGAGTCACACACTATGGAGCGTAGTGCTGAATACCGTGTAATCCACCATTGCCCGCAGCGTTGACCCAAGGATCACCCTGCAAGCCAATGATGATTTCCTTAACACCATTGAGTGTGAGTGCGCCAAGGTAAGTACCGCGAGGATCGCCTGTGATAGCCGTAGCCGGATCGGTCAGGACCGGCGCAGCGAGCGTGATACCGGCAAGGGCCGCGATTGGCACGCCATCTTCTTTGGCCCAATCGATGAAGCCCTTGTATGGCAGGCCGAGTATTTGGTTCGGCCCAAGGTCTACAGTAGTCGCGGCAGTCGAAGGAGTCACAACTTTCCACTTCTCAAGACGGTAAAACGCCTTCTTGCCTTGAACGGCAACGACGCCACCACCAGCAAGTGTAAACCGCTCTACCATCTTCTGACCGAGATAATCCCATCCGTAAACATCATACACAGGACTATTGGTCGGATCACCGTTTGCAGTCATGACCAACGCACGGCCATAAGGCGCGTCTGAAGTGTATACCAGTACGGTTTCTGTACCAGCAATACCATCAGCGTCAAGCACAGCACTGATTGAGTTCTGCACTCCAAGTGACGGCGCACCGAGCGAGAATGCAGTCGGCTGACCATGAACTAGCTCAGAACAGTATTGCATGCCAGGGACGTAGTTACGGACCCCAACATGGAAGGCTTCTCTCTCTCTAAACATGCTGCACCTTTGTGATCTGTTCAGGCATCAACACAGCGCCAGTCTTGCGAGTGGCAAGTGCAATGACCTGTTGCTGCAAATCCGCATAGGCACCATCGCGTCCCTTTTGATCTTGATCCATCAAAAGGCGGCCAATGGCACTATTCGGGTCATGAAGCCCTTCCATGCTGATGATGTTCGGCTTACGGTCTAAACCATAGGCCCGAAGGTCTTCCTGAGTTCTAACACGGATCGCATGCCCGCGCGGGAAGTAAACCATGAACCCCGCCGGTTCTTTCCGCATTTCCTTTTTCAACTCGTGGACAATTCGTGGGGAACCATCCTTGAGCTTGCCTACATGCTTCTCTTGCATGATGCAGACTTCACGCGATACTTCGCCTTTGAGTGGAATGACCACGAAGGCCAATCTCGCGCCACTAACTGATCCTAGCTGCATGTGACCCTCCTAATCGTTGAGCAGCACTGCATGTGTGCGGTATTGCCGCCACGAGCAGAGTTGCCCTTCCCAGACCACGCGACGACCAGTTGCGTCCATGCTCCACGGGGCGATGAGCTTCTTCACCCGCATGTTGCAATTCTTCAGAATGTGCAGGGACATGAACTTGTCGTTGACGAAGTACGCCTTGTTCGCTGGTAGCTTCTCATCGAACAAGAGCGGCACGCCATTGTGCGTGGTGCCCACGATGCCCAGGTTCACGAGCTTCTTACCTGTGCCCGTGGCATCAAGTGCGATGTGTTGCTTGTCTCTCGCAGCGGCCTTGTGCATGCGATAGATATTGCGTCCTGCGAAGATCACGCTAGGCTTCGAACTGGCCTTGCCGTCACTAGCCTCAGTGCGAGACAGGTCCAACTCGATAATGTCATCGAAGGCTTCTTCGATGTTCTCAGGCGTGAGCGTACCAGCGAAGTT